TTAATACGTCTCCTGTAGCTCCTGAGACGCTCTTAGATGTCCCATCTAAATCCCATACCTCCATTTCAGATCCTGAGAAATCATCGCTGAAATCGGTACTGAATTGGTCTGAGGTGATACTGACAATATATCGTTCATCTTCATCACGATTAATGAAATGTATGTGAGCATCAGTATCAGTTTTATTACTTAACTTAGCAACAAATTCTAAAGGGGGGCGTTTCTTTAATCCTTCTGCTATGGTAACTAGACCATTTTCTTGAGTTTCACATTGAGAAGCTAAACGTAATGAAGGGGGTTGTTGTGAAACCCCATTAATTAAGTTGCTTATTTGTTCTGTTATTAGTGGCATTTACCATGTTTTCCTGTAGAGCTTAGTAGTATTATACATATCTCTTGTACCATACCCGACATTATATCCAGAACGCTCTCCTTCATCATCTAGTAAATCTGCATAGGCTTCTACTTCTTCTTGTCTATTTACTGCTTCTGCTGAAACTTGTCCAATAATTTCTTCTTGGAAAATCCTGGCAGCCTTAGTTGTAATATACTGTCTAGCAGTTTGAGGTATATCTTCAAAATCCAGTAATGTAATTGTAACAGCATCGTTGACAGAGGCAGTCCAAGTAAAGGTATTGTTATCTAAATCATAAAGAAAAGGAGATCCTTCTCTTCCTCTGATTGTAGTCATCTTAGTAGGAGAATAAATAGATAGAACTGTCGTACCAAGTGGAATTCTACTATCAGAATCAAGAGATAATACTACATCCCATTCAGTATTAAAGTGCCAGCCTTTCTGCTGTACTTCTCTATTGATATTAGATAGTAAATTCTTAGCTTGTGTAACATCTACGGTAGTTGCTGTTTCCAGACTTGAAACTGCTGCTTCTCCTACGGCAGCTAAAAGCATATTAACAGCTTCTAGTTCATTGACAGGAACTGTAGTAAAGTGTGACATTTTAAGTTACCAGACTCATGCCCATAACCTGAGCGTTTCTAACGGTTAAATTATCTGTAGTATCTATATTAGCAACAAAGATAGAAACATAATCATTTGTAGCCATAGAAGCATAGCCAAACGTAACAAGATCAACTGAGTTAACTGTAACAGCAGGAGCGATTCCTACTATTTTAGTACCTGTAATCAAAGTACCGTTCTTGTGTAATGCTAATCCAAATTCTTTACTTGTAGCAGAAGTATCAATTTCCAAGGAAGCTGAGGCTAAGAATAGACAGTTGACTGTAGGAGTCCCTGTATATCTTAGTCTGCCATCTGTATTTTCATCAAACTCATTTGCAGTAGGAGCTGTGCTTAAAGTCCAAGTTCCAGCAGTTCCTTCTACATACGTTCCAGCTCCAGCAATTGTAGTGCTACCAGCAGAAGAAATATACATACTGCCTTGTTTTGTTTGACAAGTTTCAATAAAGTCACGCAAGTCCTGAGGAGTAATAGAACCAGCAGCCTGACTGTCTTGAAACAAGTTAGTAACTAAGTCGCTTACGGTTCTACTTGTATCAGTCATTGTATCTCCACAAAATATATAAAAAAATGAGGAGCCTAAGTGTTACCTTAGACCCCTCAAAAGGTTAACTCGAAGTTACGGTAGTACCACTACCAGAACCTTGAATTATGATATGAAATCCACCGTTACAACCTATTGTGCCTGAATAAGCTTTTGCAGCTAATCGTACAATAGCCTTAGCAGGGACAACAAGTGGAATATTTCCAGGAAATGCAAATACTCCAGGTGAATCCGTAGTTACAATTTGTGCTATATCACTATCATGTTCTCCAATATTCATTTCAGCAATGGTTTCCCACTCGTGAGAACCATCATTGGTTGCTAAACCTTGAAGGCCATGTCTTGCCATTTGTAAGGCAAACGTAGCAACTCCAGCAGACGTTCCAGTAGGAGTAGTATTACCCCAAAAACCAAACACATAACCTGTATGTCCAGCAGGAACTTTCCACCAAGCACTAGCCATTTTATATTTGCCCTGATCAATCTGAGCAATATCATTAGCACTAGCATCATTCTGTACTTGGATAATACCAGCAGACTCAAGACCAGTACCAACAGAAGCTATAAATGCTTCATTGATAAAAGTCCAAGTAGTATCACCTTGTTCAACAACAGTAGTACCATTCATAGTGACGGTAGCTTCTTTAATATTAAAAGAAGTATCCAAACCTTTAACTGTTACCGTTTGAGCACCAGTTCCGGCAGGAGAACCATCATCATCAGTTGAAGCAGATATTAATTCAATACCATCTCCAGCAGTACCTAATTGGGTCATCGTTGCATCATCTAAATTTGATACCAATTCGTAAGCAGTACCTACTGAAGCATTATCTCCTGTTACATAGTGTAATGAAGTATTAGTAACAGCATTTGCAGCGACAGGAAGATAACTTCCAACATCAGCAATATCAGCCATAGTTATTCTCCTTTCGCTTAAGAGGTTTTAAGTTCAACACAACACTCAGGACGAATGAAACTATGACCCATAGCGTACTTAGCCACAATCCACCAACCTTGAAGCCTAATGTCGTATTCAGTTTCAACTGCCAAGTTCAACAACTTAACGGTAGCTACTGCTGACTTGTGCATAACTAATGCCTTAGTCGTAGAGAAGTTAGCTTCGTGAGTTGTGACTCCAGTAGAATCACTGATAGTAGTAATAGGAAGATTGTTAGTTTTCACAAGATGAATACCAGCGATCTTCATAACTTCGCCTTCTGCATATACTCCTCTTCCACCCCAATCACGGTTGATCAGGTTGGTAGTTTCTGCCATTAAGTAATACTGGGCAGGACGTACATACATATATCTGTCATTTTCAGGAACATTCTTTTCATCTAGTTCTTCAGCAGCATCAAACAAGCCACCACCCAAAGTAGAACCGGAAGTTCCATAAGAGGCATTAGTAAGTACAGCTCCACCGTTACCACTCGTAACGAGCGTAGAGGAACGTGCGCCTAACACACCTTCTTGAAGTACATTCTTATCCCATTGAGTACCAAGTATAATACCAGCCTCTTTAGCATAAATAGAACGTACATCATAATGATTCATAGCTTCGTCAAGGTTGTTGACAAAGTGATCTGCAAGCAACAGACCGTCAATAGGAATGACCTTCTCATTCTTATTGATTGCCGTACCATCAAGTTCAACAGCCGTAGTAGCAGTACTACCTGAGCTGTTAACATAGGCGTATTCAACTGAAGCGGTTTTCCACACAAGTGGGAACTGAGCTGAAATACCTGAACTGATAGAACGGATAACGTGCTTGTCCATCGTAACACTAGCTTGCTCAAAAGCGGTCAATACTTCACCAGCATAGACCTTAAGAAACATAGCACTGGAATCACCAGCACTATTTTTTTGACCAGAGCGAGACATTACTTGGACGGGTGCAGTAGTTAGCGTTGTACCCATAGCAAGTCTCTCCTTTAATTAAGTTAATAAAAAGTATTTGTAACAAAAATTGCTATACTTCTTCACCAACTTTCAACTAAAGATTATCCACCTCAGCAGGTCTTTGTCTACTTGTTTAATTACTCTATAGCTCGTTGTGCTTTTACTCTATCTTAAGTCTGACCTAAAGAAAAGACTTCAGATCTCTCAAGTTTATCCCTGACATCTTGGCGATAAGCCATGTCAGTTTCATATCTAGGATCTTTCATAGCTTCAGTTACCTGAGCATTACTACGAAAGACATCGGAGCTGTCACTCATCCTCAGAGAAGTGTCTCCGCTTACAGTTTGTCCTTCATATCCTGAAGAATTCTGATAGTCAGCTTGGAGTCCTCTGGCAGTCAGCATTGCCAGTTGAACATCACCACTATTAACAGCATTATCATAAGCTTGGATTTGTTCAGGAGAATAATTAGCTTGCGCCCATTCCACCATGTTCTGATAGTCACCAGAGCCACCTACAGAATCCTTTACCTGATTACCTATCTGTTGACCCAAAGCTTTTACTCCTTCAATGTAAGTATCAGCATATTGTTTGCTGATTCCAGCGTCTTCTAAAAGTTTATAACTAGCATCCTTTAAACCACCAGTTTCCATGTACTCTTTCTGTAATGCTTCCATATCAAAAGGAGCATCAGTAGCTTGAGGAATACTTAGTTCTTCTTGTTCTTCTTGTACTTGGTCAGATGGTGAATGAAAGTTTCTTTCCAGCTCATCATAACTTCTTCGCCATTCTTCATCTGACTTAAATTTTTCTGGCCTAAATGTTTCGTCTACTACTTCAGGCTCTTCTAAAGGAACTACACCTTGATCAATAGTATTCTCTGCAAAGGTAGCTTTTGATGCCATCTCCCTGTTGTATTCATCCATACTTGGGGGAGCTTCACTTTCAACTGTTATTTGGTTTGCCATATCGCTCTCCGTATGATTCTTTTATAGTTCCACTAGGAAGTTTAATCTTAGTGTAGGTAGATGGAAGTCCATTTACCGTAGCTACACCTGCTTTTTGTTCCATGACCTCCATTGTTCTATCTACTTCCTTGAACTGAGTCTTGGATGTAACACTAGTCTCTGGTGCTTTTTCCTTTTTCTTTTTACTGTGTTTTGTTGCCATCAGCTTGTCGCTCCCTTACCATTTCGCCCACCTGATTAACAGCATTAGGTGTCGCTGCCAATCCTGCCTGAGCCATCATCTGTTGTTGTTGTTGAGCTTGCTG